ACAACCAGAGAGTCTCCACCATACAGAGTAATACCTTCACCAAAGCAGCGAAGAACCTCATTGTTGGCTAGTAGAACTCTTCTACATAGTGCCTCATTTACTACCTGCAATTGAATACCGATTGCGTATGCGTCACTTACTACATTGTTGGCGACAACGGAATCAGTAATAGCTGATAGGAACAGAGCAGTGAAGTATCCCTGAGTAGATGGAGCACCACCACAACGGTTACCAATGATCTGTAGATCAGAACATTGAGTAGCTACGATTGCTTCATAAGAAGAACCATCATTCGTATTGTCTGGAGCAGTGATCATGTTGTTAGTGATGACTGTTCCAGTAGGTGGCTGTAGTCCTCCAAAGGACCAGGAGGTTAAGTCAATTCCTGCTAGACCTGTACGGTTAATGATGTTCTCAGAAATGGTAGTTCTTACTGCGGAAGACAATCTAATTCCTACGTCATTTCCACCAGAGAAAGAGTTACCTGTAATAACATTGTCCTCACATACGGACTGAGAGAACTGACATAGATCTGCGTGTCTAAACTGTGTTGGCTTGGTAAATGTAATAACGTTACCAGTAATTCCCTGAACAACAACCTGCTCTGTTCGTGGTCCATCTACAATACTGTACTTACCCTTTATCTGGAACTTAGTTCCATCAGTAACAGTGGTTGTACTAGATGCGACTTGAAGGGCTGCACCATTATTTAGGAATACTGGATATTGAGTAAGCTTCTGTCCCGTGTAAAGAGTTCCTGTTCCACCGGTACAACCAGTAAAGCTAGTACCAGTCTTCCCGGTATATGTAATCTGCTGGGCACCAGTACTTGACAAGACAGTGAACTGTCCAGCATTAGCGAAGTTGGTAGTAGAGCCAACGTTCACTGTTCCGGCCGGAAGAGTTACAGCATTAGAACCACTGGCTACGTTAGTAGCTAGCTGAGCAACACCACCGAATGGAATTGTTCCTCCAGCGGTCAGATATACAGCATTGCCGTAATTATTGCTGCACTTGTTTCCAGAGATAGTATTTCTGGCTCCTCCCTCAATGGAGAAACCATATCCAGCCTTGACATCATTAGGAATTCTCTGTACGTTGTCTGAGCTGATGTTGCCTGAGATTGTGCAGTCATCAGATAGAGTCATGCTGGTACCAGACCAACCAGCGGAGGAAATCACGTTACCGGTAACGGTGATGTCATGAGAGCACCAGATACCCACACCCTGGTCATAGCCATGCCATAGGATGTTGTCAGAGATAGTTCCGTAAGAACAGCCATCTAGCTGAGCCCCGCCAATTAGAATATGGCTACCCATTCTAATTGGTGACTCCCACACGTTATGGATATTGTTCTTAGAGATATTAAAACGAGTACAGTTAAGAAGATGAATACCGTTCTGCTGATCTTCCTCTGTAAGAGTTCTCCCGGCAATTACTGTGTTACCAGTCTGCCAAGTTGTTATATACGCACCATTGGCAGCGTAAGGACCATAGGCATCATTAATAGTTCCAGCAGCAAAGCTGTAGGAGTTCTGAAGATTAGTGGTAAAGGTAATAGTGTCATTAGACGCTCCAGTACCTGGGGTAACGGTCTGGATAGTAAGTTGTTGATCCTGACGATTTCCTTCTGCACCTGAAGCTACAGTAAGTCCACCATTAAGATTAATCTTCTGTCCTACTGCATAGTGTACTGACGTACCCTGAGCAATCTGAATACTTGGCTGTCCTGATGTGGCATTAGCAGCAAGCGGAGTAAGTGGAGCTAGCGTGTCTCGCTTACCATCTAGCGTCATGCCTTCAATGGTGAAATCAGAACTATCAGTAATAGTAATTAGATTCGCTGTGCTCTTACCAATAAGAGAAAGCGTTGATCCTCTACCTCCACGAATACCGAAGTTACTCATGTTAGAGAATACTAATCCAGAAACTACGTAGTTACCTGAAGGGAAGTACAGTATCGCGCCTCCAGTACCAAGAGCATTGATAGCTGCCAGGATGGAAGGGGTATCGTCTGTGGCGCCATTACCCAGTGCGCCATAATTCTTTACGTTAATAAGGGATAGAGAACTATTCTCAATCTCATTCTCTAGTTCTAATAGAGCAGCGTTAAGGGTTACATCCCAATCCTCTTGTCCCTTAACGGGCAATACAAGTGCCATATTCTATCCTCCGTAGGGACCAGAACCATAAAGACCTTCACCATAACCAACGCGTGTTGGAGCAACGTAGCTTGGACTCTTAAGGGAAGGAGTAATTTGGTTCACTAGCTTAGTAAGTTTGCTTGCGCCCGCATCAATCTTGTAGTTAAGTGGGAATACCCCTTGACCACTGTTGTATGGGTCGTACTGTGAATCAGTCAGGCTTAGTCTCTGAGAGAACTGACTGTCATGTGGTGTCGCATATTGAGCGAACTGAATATCATTTACCATCTCATCAGGCTTAACCTGAGTAGCGTCAATGGCTACGATGATGTCTCGCTGCTGAATCTGACCAAGGATCTGTACGCTAGTTACGCGGAATACCTTGGTGTCATATACGAATCTGTCCTTCAAATAATTCTGGGTGTTCAGATCCATCTTGTTCATACCCATTCGCTTTAGCTGATCAAAGCTGAAGGTTACATGGGCACGATCGTTGTAGTAGAAACCATCTTCTGTATTATCGTTGTCTCCTTCAATGTGGACAACGTGAAGGGCTGGTACTAGATTGGGTCCAAAGAATACTCTTCCCAATGGACCCGTGGCCTCTCCATATACAGGATCCTTTGTTGACTGGTCATAGGCGAAACGGTAGTAGTAAACTTCATCACCAGTCCAGCGTTGCCAATCACGAAGGCCCCTATAGATCTCAGACGTTTCGAAATCTACGGAGAATCGTCCACCCTTCCAACCAATTCTTCCCATCGAATTCATCCTTATCTATAAGGGCCTTCATTAGGTTATAGCCCCCACATTTCCTTATCGTACTCTGCGGGATCTTCGCCACGTTGCTTTGCTGATCTAATTCTATGACAATTCGCACAGACTAAATCACACTTAGCAATCTCAGCGTCTATCTTTTCGTTGGAGTAAAGCTCTCTGGTAGCGTCACCACAGATATTGAACTCTTTCTCACTAGGGTCTCTATGATCAAAGTCCATGCAGGTTGGTGGGAAGATTCCACCACAGTCAGCGCAAGGCTTATGTATTTTCAAACCCCTAATGCGATCTCTAATTTGTTTACGCTTGTTAGCACGCCATGTATTCTTCTCGGCTTTATGTTCCTTGTTGTATATATCATTGCGTGGAGTAATTCCTTGCGCCTTTAATTCAAGACGTCTATTCTTTCTCCACTCACTGATGCAAGGTCGGCACTGTTCATTGTATCCGTCCTTGCTTCTAGCGCGCTTATTGAACTCAGAGATATCTTTAGTATCTTTACAGGATGTGCATGTTTTAGTAGTCATAGACTAAGTATAGCATACACATCCCATATAGTGGGGGATTTACAAGCCCCACATGCCTCCAAAAATCGGTGAACTTAGGTTGCTTGAATCTTCGTCTCTTGCGTTGATTGGAGGCAACTGACGACGTGGTAGATCGTAATCATCGTACTCTCTGTCTTCAAAGACAGGTACAAGACGGTTAGTAGTCTTGGATACTCTGCGGATCTTAGACATTTCAATAGCGTCAAGTCCAACATTAAGCATAGCGCACAAATGATTATATCTTTGTGTCATTCCGTCGATCTGCTCACGTAGCTGCTGATAGCGCTGACTACGAGGGACTGTAGTCCCATCTGCGGACGAAATATCAATGTCAGTAGCTGCATCACTAGATAGCGCCCAAAGAGCGTCTATGGTGGCTCTGAGAGCCACTAAGGTACCTTCTATATCTGGGAGGTTAGAGAGATCCATAGGTACAGTTACATATTTGATGAAACCGTTTGAGTCCTTGAATCTAGTCTTTACATTTCTCCCATTAGTGTGCTGAAGTACCGCGTCGTTGATAAAGGAAGACAATTCATCATCTGAGAACATTCCACCAGAGTTTCCCGATACTACTAAAGTATCACCTTGAGGTAATGGTGAAGGTGTTCCAGTCAGGAAGATTCTGCCTTCCTGGTAATTCATAGCGTAGTCCGTTCCCTTTACCAATACTACTGGGGACTGGTTTCGGATCCACGTTACGGTCTCATTCCAGATATTAAAGTCTGTGAGATCGTACGTAGATACCATCCCAGTCCCCAGAAACGTATCAGAAAAAGGTGCTCCTGTGTCTCCCAGTTCAACACGGACGCGATTGATCATGTCCTGTGTTGTAAATGGCATGGAGACCTACTGTTGTGTGAAGGTTAGGTTAGCAATCGGAATAGTAATAGATTGGTTCTGCGGTGCGGTAATAGGAGTATCCCATTGCCATACACCGATAACTTCTCCTGATGTTCCAGAGGCAGTTGTAACTAGCGCACCATATGTGGTGGCAGTTCCAGAACCTGCGGCATCTGTAAACGGACCGAAGGAAACCAAGGCACTATTCTGAATCTGACTGGTTCCCTGGCTTGGAGAAGTAGCAGCATTGAAAGTGATGGACTGTCTTGCATATCCTGTAGCTACTAGCTCAGTCAGTTCTGACATCTGAGGATCGGTTGGGTCTACTGCGGTAGTTGCCGGATTTACCGTAAGTAGTGCAACGTATGCAGTTGTTGGTGGAGTCCAGCCACCTAGTGATGTGCCGGTTACCCAATTCAGGATGGCACGATCAGTTGTGTCAGTGAAATTTCCAGCCATTGATTAATTACCCCTTAACGGTATCCGCCTTCCCAAAGAAGGCCCTTACTTGCTAGGTGACGTGCTAGTTCAACAGAAACTACGTACTTGCGTCCCTCTTCAAAGTTATAGTGCTTTCCAGCACCGAAGGTCATCTGCTCAAGTGTAGTAATAGGAATGATGGTTCTTGTTGGCTCTTCTAGCTTGATCTCATCAGAGACCTCTAGGGCTGCTGTCTTGATCTCAGTGTCAGGACCCTGTGAGTAGTCAACGGGCTGTGCATTAGCTTCTGCCTCAACCTCAGCCATCATAGAGATTTCTTGAGCACGCTTCTTTAGCTCTTCCTGGTTTTCTCTTTGAAGACGCTCAGTTTCAAGACCGGTCATATCTCCGGCGCGCTTACGTGGTGGCATTCTATTCTCCAGATTAAATGTCTCGTGTATTAGTTAAATTATATAAGAAAACCCTGCCCATAAGCAGGCAGGGCTTCCTATAAACGTAGTTCTAAAAACTATTAGTTGGTGCTTGCAATAACAACAGAAATGTCAGTGATAAGACCAAGACCCCAAATAGCATACCACGCCAAAGCGTGTTCTCTTCCGAAGTCCAGAATACCACCATCGCGCAATTCAACAGGAAGTGAAATAGCGTGACCGAAGGCATTGTCACCAATAAAGATAGAGTCATAACGGTTAGCTGCACCGTTACCAGTTGTAACACCGTTAGTTGTGGTGTCAGTGGTCCATCCGGTACCTGCTCCACCTACAACGTTGCGAACCTGAGTTGTCTCGATAAATACGACATCGTTCAAACGTCCGATTTCTCCCAGCATAAAATTACCGGGGGCTGCATACTTAGTCATCTCGATAAACTGAGGATCGTTACGTAGCCAACGGCTCTGGTGAGGGTGGACAAAACAGACATATGTCTCACCTAGACGGGGTACGTTCTTGGTTGCCAGTGCCTCAACTGCGTCGTAAACAACCTGAGAGGTTAGGTTGAAGTCACCAGTCATCTGAACGTTGCTGGTCGCAGGAGTACCAGGGTTGTAGAATACCTGGTTGTTGATAGCGCCAGTGTCCTTCTGGTATCCGAAGATCTGAGAAGAAGCCTGAAGCAAAGTGTTTCTTGCACTTACGTCAAGGTAAGTAGCCATGTTACGGCCTAGAAGACGAGAAGCAGAAGCCATTACATCATCGAATGAGGCATTCAATAGAAGCTCAGAAACAGCTACAGCGAATCCTTGCTCAGCAACAGTAATGCTGAACTGGCTAGCTGTAAGTGGAGCTGTCTGCATACGAATACCTTCAACAAGCTGGCTAGCCTGTCCTAGGTTGTTGTAACGCATAAAGTTAATTGTAAGACCAGGGGTAACACCTAGCTCTGTCTTCTTTACTGCGAATTGTTCGAAGCGAAGGATAGGCATTGCCTGAAATAGGATTTCCTTGCTCCAAATAGTTTGGATTGCTGGAGAAAGAGCTGAGGAACCACCTGGGTAAGCGGTTGGGGCACCAGAGATATTCGGTGTACCCGTAATAGCACTACCGGCCATATTAAGTCCTTATCTATTATCTGGGTTCGGGTACAAATCCGTACCCATGGTGTTTAAGCTGTTAGCCGAATAGGCCTGCACTGCGGGCAGCGTCTCTTCCGGCGAGTCCCGAATCTGCTCGGAACTTGGCGTATTCCGCCATTGACATAGCATTGATGTCTTCTGCGGTATATGTCTTCTGACCCACTGAACCATCTAGAGGACCGAGGGCCGTATATCCTGTAGTAGAAACTCCGCGCTGCTGTGACTGTTGCTGTTGACGTGCAGCGGCTACCTCGTCAAAGATGGATTGGGTAGCAGCCTTTGCCTGTGCTATAGCGTTGTCAATTTGCTCCTTGGATTCCCCAGCAATGAAGTTGTGGAACTGTGGAGCAATGTCATTAGCGTTAGCCTGTAGCTGAGAATTTCTGTAGTCTACAAGTTCATTATATTCTCTTTCCTTGGTAGCTAGAGCACGCTCTTGATCTCGCTCTGTCTGGAGCTTGTTGAAACGCTCTTCCCAAGTATCGTTTGTCTCCTTCAGCTTGGCTTCGAGAAGTGCCTTTGCAGACATCTCCTCTTCCTTATCAGCCTTAGCCTTAGATTCCTTTTCACGTCTCTTCTGCTCTACCGCAGCTAGTTCCTGTGCGCGCTGATCCTGAAGTTCCTTCAAGGTTTGCTGTGTCTGTGCAAACTGCTCCTTGATAGAAGTCAGGTCACCATAGAGCTTGTCCTTCTCTTCCTTGCGAGCCTTAGCAATATCTTCTGCGGTGAAGGTACGCTCACCTGTAGCGCCATGCTGGAAGGCTGCTGGGGAAGGTGCTGGACTCTGAGCACCATTGGTGGTATTAGTTACCGGGGCTGGAGACTCAATTGTTGCCGCCAAACCTGGTTGTGCTGGAACTGTCATTTCTATTATCTCCTAGAATTTCACTGTGTATTTTCCGAATATATCCCGAATCAATTTACTTAAAATCATACGATTAGTTGTTGTCGTCGGTAGGAAGCTGACGTGAACCTAGCTTTGTACCGTATGCTGTGACAACTGCCTCGCGTAGAGCATTTACTGAGCCTGCGCCATCTAGCTCCTGAAGGTTAATCTTATCTACCTTACCGGGTCCTCCGGATGGTGGAATAGGATTTCCTTCAGCATTTTCCTGTGGCGGTACTGGCTCTGATGTACCGTCAGGCATAGGAACCATTCCAGTTAGTTCCTGAATGATGGAATCGATCTGAGTTCTCAGCATTCTTAGAGAACCATCACGAACAGCATCCTCATGTAGTTCATCGTAGATTTCTTGTAGCTTCTCATCTGGGAACTGCTCACCCAGATCCTTCAAAGCTCCTCTACGGGATTCGAGATCCATATTCATCATTGCGCCGATTTCATTCAACTTAACTAGGCGATCAACAGGAAGTGGAGAAGGCCAGTCTATATCACTAAAATATACCATCGGATCTCTAGGGTCGATTGCAAATGGCTGACCCTCTTGAATAATTCCTTCTGTATCTGGATCATACAGAGTAGCTTCTGGTTCAAAGATAAATAGAGTCTTTAGTGCTAACTCATTAATCTTTTGTAGTCCCTTACCATATTGTATCTTCTTTAATTCAAACTTTTGCATTAGAGGTAGGAATTGCATAGCAAGAGCTACACCAGATGTATTTGAAATAGCCTGGCTCTGGCCTAGAGCAGTCTCTGGTACACCAGTCATTTCGTGCATTGCCACCTTAAGCATATTAAGTGCTTCTAGTGGTCCGTCCAGTTCTACACCGTTCTCAAGGTTGTGAATGTCAACATCCTTGTTTCCGATAGACCAAACACGATTGGTTCCCTTCTCCAACTGAGAAGGCTTCGCACCGATTACAACAGTAATGGGGGCGGCGTGATAATTCACAATGTCAGCAATATCAGTAGCTGTTTCGTTGTACTGACGGTTAAGGCTGATTAAGTCCTGCACATCAGACATTCCCCAAGGAGATCCGGAAGCAGGGTGATTAGCAATGTGAACAATAGGAATAACACCTAGAGCATTTGGACGTTCATCAATTAGCTCATCGTTAACGTATTCACGGATAATATCAGAGCGAATTAACTCTGTGTAAGTATATACCGATCTGGTACCTTCTGTGTTAGTTCCCCAGAAACGGTACTTAAGCTTGAACTCTAGCAAACGGTCACGGTCGTGTGGGTGCCATGTTGGGAAGCAGTAGGCAGAGTTCAATGGAAGGATACGGACACGTCCATTGTGGTGGTTACCTGCCTCGTCATCCCATGGAGACTCATAAGCTACCTTAACAAAAGCATCTCCAGAGACACCACCTTGCTGACCCATTTCCCACGTTACGGCCTTCATGTTGTTATCCTGCTGCCAAATTCTCTTTAGGAGTGCAGGAACAATGTGATCGTATTGCTTAATGGTGTCAAAGGAGATACCTCTGGAGAAGCAGAAGCTATTGATATAGTCGGCAAAAGCCTTGATGTAATTGAAGGTAAGTTGAGGATCACCGAACTCACGACGAGTTCCCCAGTGGTGACCTAGATACCAAGCCCAGTATTCTGCGTATCTATTGAGACGTGGTCCATGCATTTCAAACTCTTCATCGGACAGCTCTACAAGACCTAGTGGCGAAATTGCAATCGCTAGGTCTGATGCTGCTGCTCTCATTGATGGAGAGTAGAAAGTCATTGACATACTTTATTCTCAATTCTACGAATTAGTGGCTCTTGGGGTATAGCTTACCACAATTTTTAACTATGACTATTAAGGACGGGCAAACTTTGCAGCCGGAATAAAGGTTGCCTGTGCAGGATTAGAAAGATCAGTAGCGCCCTTTGTCATGATTATCCAACCAATTAAAGTACCTACTCCAGTGAAGTCCGGATTAGGAACAAAATTAGAGGTACCAATAGATGATGCGGCGGCTGATAATGAGCTATACAGATTTTGACCATATTGAACTACTAGCTGATATGGAGGGCCACCAGTACCGAATAGATACACTCTCTGAATAGTAGAAGTTCCAGTTCCACCGCTGATAGCTGTTACTGTTCCCCCCACATCATAAACTCCAGGAGTCATGATTGTAAGAAAGGAACCGCTGGTACTTCCTGATAGTTGGGTAGCGTATCGGAATGTAGCTACAGTTTCTGCCGCTGATGTTACTGTATGAGGATTATTTGGATTAGATGCAGAATTAAAGTTTGGGAAAAATCCTACACCCGCAGCCTTATTAAAGGACAGGTTGGTTCCATTAGGACTAATAGTGTTACCTGAAATACTGAATGGACCAATCCCGTATAGTAAATCAAATAGCTGATTATGTGTCTGCACAGTATTGGTAGGGCTACCCGCAATAGCTACGATTACACCAGTTGGAACTACGTTAGCAGTTGCCCCTAGTAGAAGGTACTGACGACGCTGTGCAGGTGTTGGGGGATTAGAACCAATGCTGCTGATAGTTCCTGTGCTGTCTGCTACCCACCAGTTGGTTCCTCTATTTGCATTGGCTCCAGAGATAACTACAGTCTGGGCTGGAATAGTAACCTGAACAATTGTTGGGGAGGAAGGGTTAGTAGTGTAATCAGCTACATAGCCCATAGTTGCAACAATATCAAAAGCTGAAGGATTGCCTACATTAATAGACATTGTTCCGCCAGATACTACTCCGGTAGAACTCATTAATCCCGGAGTAATTTGCCATGTAGATGCGCTGCTTGTATTTGCTACAAGAGCTTGACCATAAGCTGGTGTTCCTGATGCAGCGATCCCATTAATCTTGGATACTACAGGATTTGGGTATGTACCTGACAGATTTCCTCCGGCACTTCCACTTGGAGGAAGTGTTGTGGGTACCTGACCAAATGCTGCTGCATCGGTGGCTAATACGCCATTAGCTACATTGATAAGCTTTTGACTACTCATATTTACAGAAGCTTGAGGAGCAGCCATCTGATCTAGTCTATTAGCTCTTACAACAGAATTTACATTAGTAGTGCCTGATAGCGTTGGTGACGGATATGTTCCTGCTAAGTCTCCTGATGCTGTACCAGATGGAGGTAATGTAGTAGGAATCTGTCCAAAATTAGCAGCATCACTAGCTAATGTACCATCAGCCATATTTGTAAGCTTCTTATTATTCATATTCATATTAGCCTGTGGTGAGGCCATTTGATCAAGTGAATTAGCACGAATAACAGTATTTACATTTGATGTACCTGTAAGTGTTGGATTAGGATATGTACCTGTTAAATCTCCTCCGGCTGAGCCTGTTGGAGGAAGAGTAGTAGGAATTTGTCCGAACGCTGCTGCGTCATTTGTTAATGTTCCATTTGACAGTCCAGTTAGCTTATGACTGTTCATATTGACGTTAGCTATTGGAGTTGCCATAGCATCTAGCGTGATAGCCTTGATGATGCTCTGTACGTTCGTTGTAGGCTCTAAAGTTGGGTTAGGGAAGTTACCTCCTAGGTCACCCCCCGCAGGGCCCGTAGACAGCCCTGGAGGACCCTGGGGCCCCGCTGCTGAGCTACCTCTACCTGCCATTACAAACCTGCCTGTACTGTGAAGTTAGAGTTAGTACCGGCAATCATCTTTACAACGGTATTGCTGGTAATTCCAGCGGCAGGTTCTGGTGTGTGCTGTGGATTAATAACAGTAATGAATCCTTGTGGAGCTATGTAGAAACATTCGTCTCCAGCTATTGTAGGATCAACACCATCTACACGTGCCCACATGTCATTAGTACTTCTATTTACAATTTCAATATTCTCAAACCATGCTGAGAAAGTCACAGTGGATACTGTATTGGCTACCACAGTTCCACTAGTAATGTGTGTCGCCATAGGACACCTTCCGGATAAGTGGGAGGATTAGATGTCAATCCGGATAATGCGACAAATAAACTTCTAATAGTTCTCATTAAGAACAGAATACCGTATACGGGATAGCAGTGTCAGAGATTAATTGAACACTAGTTCCGCTGATGCTACGAGTTATAGGTTCCTGTGTAAGAATTCCATTAGGAAAAGTAATTGATTGCCCTGGCAATACTGGGAAGTTGTCATCAGATGCATCAGGGGTTGAGGAGTTAAATACTACTGGCGCTACACCATCAGTACGCAACCAAATAGTTCCAGTGGTTCCACGATGAACGACTGTGATATTAGCAAAGTATTGAGGGAAATTAACTGCTGCAACTGTATTGATGGTTAATACATTTGATTTTGCTCTAGACGCTGCCATAGCTGTCCTATCTCATGTTAACGACCGAAGCAGTCTGATCTACAGGATACTTCGGTCTAGTATTGCTGAGGGGTGGTAATTGACCGCCGCTATAGCCATGCGTAGCAGCATTGTTTTGACCGACGATTCCAGTAACGTATTGGATACTTTCATCGTCGGTCAAATCCTTATATGCGGCAGTACGTCTGTCATAAAAGACTGTCACCGCTTACTCCTTATGCAAGAACAGTTGCTGCACCTGGGTTAGGAGATAGCTCAATCGCATAAGCGAAAGTCTGTGTCTGAGAAATAATCTTTACTACAGTCTGAGCAGTGGTAAATGCTGGAACAGCAGATGGGTCAGTTGCTAGAGGAGTAGTTGTAGATAGGTCAGGGCGAGGAGAAAGATTCTTCAAAGCCACTACTACGTTTCCAGCAGTACCTACAGCAACAGCAACTTCGTCTGCTCCACCAACAGTAGGAGTAGAACCATCAACAGTAAGGTAGGCAGTACCTGCGGTACCTGTTGCTGTAAGAGTAACGATTACATATGGTTGCCATGAAGTTAGTGTATTAGAGGCAACGGTGTTTGCGGTAAGTGTTCCGCTAACGGCGTGTACAGCCATAATTCACGTCCAATTGGATTATAGGGTTGATTACTTCTTTGAGGCTGCCTTGTCGACTGCATCATCTGCAACGTCGACAGCCTTGTCAACTACGTCCACATCGGAACGTACGTTGTCAGCTACAGCCTCTACGTGAGTAGCCGCAGCGTGAATGTCAGCGGATAGAGCCTGCTTTAGACCATCTGCCAACTGTGCTTGGTGAACACGGTTGAATAGTGCCTCTAGCTTAAGTACTAGGCCGTGAAGGTCTCCCTCAGCCTTATCCTTAAGTCCAGCAAACTTAGCTTCCAGATCCTGAACAAAAGTCATATTGATTCCTTAGTCTGTGATTACTGCACCGTGTAGACGCTCATAGCGTCCGCCACTACGCTGAACTTCCTCGAAACGACGTGCTGCATTAGAGTCAACATTAACTCCGTGCATGAACTCTCCAGTCATACCAGCAGAGTCAATCCAAGCAGCAGAACCTACGTGAGCACGCTCACGCATAGTCTCAGCGGCAGGCTTAATCCATACAGCCATGTTGTGGTTTGGCTTCCCAGGAGCTGTACGGTATCCCTGCATAGCACCTAGCTGGAAGTCATTAGGAACGTCGGTATCGGTTGCAATTCCTTCTTCGAAACGAAGTGGTCCACGACGCTCAGGATTCGCGGCATTCTTTGCTTCGTAGTTAACGGCACCGCGATCTCTCTCAGGGAATCTAGGAGCTGGAGCTAGCTGATTAGCGCGTCCGGCCTCCTGATACATTTCTGCCATATTAATTCCTTAAAGTAAACACTAGTGTTGTTTATTATGATATCGCATTAAGAGCGTCTTCTATCGTAGAAGGGATTATTAGAGATCTCCACTTCCTCGTTAATATTCTCAGGAATGATACTCAATGCAATTGCCAAGGAGTCACAGTAGTCATCATGTGCATTAGCTTCCTTGGGTGCTTCAGCCAGCATATATGGGCCTTCAAACTTTACCTGAAGATCTGACATTTGCTGTACGAAGTTTCTATATGTACGTAGATTTCTTGTCTTGGCGTGTGCTGGCCAGCCTATCTTTCCTCTGTCCAGCATCTCTCTCAGATACTTCCAGCGTTCAGATTGCTGTGGTCTTTGCGAGGATACATCTACGATTTCAACATGGGGAAGTAGTACTCGTAGTCGAGAGATAAAGATATCTCCCATACCACCTACATCTACACCAATGGCCCAGACGTTGTACTTAGATACGAACTCAACGATACGATGATACTGACTTTCCCAGTCCATACCTTGTAGATCTAGCCAGTTGAGAATACGACAATTATAATAGCCATATTCATCTTGGTGTTCCCAATCTACAAACATTGCTGTAACAATTGTACTGTCAATTTTTCTAGCTGGGTCAATTCCAATAATTATTGGGGTAGTGTAATACTGCTTGACTGGCTGCATGGTCTTATCCCCAAGCTCATCAAGACGCTCGGTGGTGGTGAACATTCCCTGTTCCAGTAGCCAGAGAAGGCGATAGGAGAGCTTAAACTCATCTGACTCGTATCCCATACGAAGCATGTCACCATTGACAGCCTTCTCATAACGCTTATTCCACTTTGAGACTTCTCTATAGTCAGCCTGGAAATGATTTACTCGTGCGCCACGCTTAGTTGCGTTACGCTTGTTATGTTGAATTTCTCGGTAGAAGACTCCCTTTTCATACGTGGGTGTCCCTGTCATAACAAAGGTACCATTAGTAGACGCCAACATAGGGCGAATAGACTTGTCTACTACCTTCTGGTCAGCTACCTGAGACTCATCGAGAAGAGCAATGTGATAGGTCTTACCTTCAATGTTAGCGCGAGGGTGTGCAGTCTGACGACGTACAAGAGAGCCACACTTCTCTAACTTCATCTCTGATCCACGACCACGTACTTTATCATCAATAGAAGGATCAGAGAGAATATTCTTGGCTCTCTCAGATTCAAACATAGAGATAATACGGGAGTACAAAGTCTTGGCCATGTCATCTACAGGCGCAAACGCTCCTACCCATACGCCTTCTTTGAAATCATCTAACCATTCATTAAAGGGCTCAATCTTAGCCAAGCGGGGAAGCATAATCATAAGAGTGGCTACACTTACTGCTACTGTTTCAGTCTTTCCTGACTGACGAGAGAACAGTGCTGTAATAGTTGCTCCATCATTAATAATTACTGATTCCATAAATCGTGCAGCAAATGGTCTCTGATATCCGTACAGAGGGTGTCCAGATAACTCATCAGCAAATAATAGAAGTCTTTCTACTAGCGCATCTACAAATGCTTGAGAATTAGGATCTAAGTCAATAGCTGTGCTGTTATAAGCTTCTCGCTCTTCAGCAGTTAATTCATCTAAGTCAATATCAGTGGCCATTACATTCTCCAGATTAGTTTCTCAATAAATATATTGTACCTGAGTTGACAGATCGCAGTACCTTTCCTATATTAGGACTCACCAACACGACTACCTAGGAG